TTAGTTGGGAAATAGCAGAGCGGGTCGATTCTAATCGAGGAGTAGGATTCAATCTTGGTCAGCCCAACAGAGATACCATACATGGGGGCCGAACATTGCAAAGCACAGGCGTTCTGATAAACAACGGCGGAGGTCACGCAATCGGCACGACATCTTTTACTGTTGACGGTGTAAATGCCACTAGTATTTTCACCACAGACAATCAAGCAGTCTATACTAGTAATGGTAATAAATTAGGTCACATACATGCTGCTAGTATAGGTTCTACTACGGTAGTTATCAAATCAAGAAGTGTTCATCCAGTATCAAATAACGAAGAACTGTATTTACTTCCTGATACTTTGCCAGAGTCCAGAAACGATTACCTCAAGATAGGTGTCGTTCAAACTAAATATTCCAAGACAAGGAGAGGATGATAATGCCTGTATTAAACGAAGGAACAAGATTTTTGATAGATACATTAAGAGCAAGAATAAACGAAGTAGTGTTTGGTTTCGACGGAACCGTTGCTACGCAAGAAGACGGAGGCATAGGTAGGCCAGCAGTAGTGGTTACACCTGATGTTAAAGTGATTGATGACAACACTATATCTATAGAAGCAAAATTATCATTGGATGTAAGTTTCTCCTTACCTTTGAGAGAAGTGGTTATACGATACAAAAATCCTACGGATGCCACAGATACTACTGACTTTTGTAGATATACATACAATTCTATAGAAAAGACTAACAACAATGAGATAAGGTTTGCAGCAGTAATAGAGGTGGCACAATGACCAATCCAAAAGCAGGCCATACTAGTGCGACTGGCTATGGCGCTAATTCACAGGGTCTGAGAGATGGCGATGGTCTCACTAGCCCTAGTCTAACTAACATGTATGAGGGCCTACATGGAAACGGTATAGTGCGTTTAGGAGACGGTGCCGCAGGGGACTCTTTGAGAAACAGCATAGTCACTGGAACGCCCGGCTTCATCACTGCGTCAAGTGGTGGGGTAGTTACGGTTAACGGTGGTTACTGTGTATTAGATGGCATCATGTATAAATTTGCAGGTGGTCCTACTAACACACAAGCATTTACGGTAGGTACAACCGGTAATTTTTCTGGAGACCTACCTAGTGTTCCGAGTTCGAGTGGTGAAGTTTTTGTCGTAGTATATTTGGTAGGTAGAAGTTCACCCACTGCTCATTTAATGTATGAAGTGGGCACCCCCGTCGCTGCTGCCGCTGGGACACCTTTGATACCTAACAGATTCTTATCGGACCCGAGTATAACTGCCAACACAGATTTGAATCATAACTCAACAGTTCTAGCAGTTCTCAGATACACTTGCTCTAGTGGTGCTGGCAATATCAATGCGTCTTTAGGCGCTTCACCTACCATATTTGACAGAAGGACATTTCTAAGGAAAAGCCCGCTATATCTAACACCCATGACTGACGGTTCTATAGGAGATGTAACTACAGCAAACGCTATCAATTCCGCTGCTGATTTAGACGCTTTCTTTGCCTCTCCTGAAAACGGAGACTTTGGAGGTAGCACATTTGGCGCCATCTGGCAAAGCCATCGAGAGGACAGGTCGAGTGGTAAGCATGGAGTTATTTATGCAGGTATACCTAAAAATCTGCACGCAACTCCCTCTACAGAGACCGTAGTGCTAGGACCAAACAGGATATCTATTCTGACGGCTAATGCATCATTTACTTTTGACCAAGAGAATATATTCTTAGTCAACCCAAACGGCGGTAGCGCACATGCTACACTTACTCCTAGCGGCGATTTCCCAACTGGGCACATTATCGAAGTCAGGAACATATCTACTTCTGGTTCTTTCAATACTAAGTTCACTGCTAAAACTAACAACGCATCAGCAGCCGTTGTCGATATAACCAACGGTCAATATGCGAGGTTTGTCTACGACAGCGCTGACTGGCACCTGTTGTTCAAGGGTTGATGTTGTGGGTAGACTAGTAGAGATGCTTAGGCATAAATGCGAAAACTGTGGTAGAAAATCATTACCTTTGACAATTTCAGGGAAATACCTGTCAGGTGAGCCTGCGGTATTACACGAGTGTTCTTTCTGTGGCTACATAAGGTTCCACGGTCAACTTGGATTCAAGGGTGTTCGTAAGCGCAAGGCTGAACCCTTGTCCAAGAAGGCCAATGGTCGCTTGTCCCGTTATCTCAGACAAATGGCTGAGAAGTTAGGAAGGTAGTTACTCTTCCTCGTCTTTTACACGGAGACACGCTAAACAGTATCTAAATCCATTATGGGCTAGATTGAAACAGCCGTTTTTTGAGCAAAGTCTCATGTCACTCGCCACGCTTTACTACGATATCGTCTATCCTTAGTATGCTGATGGTGACTTCGCTAGCAGATTGTACTGCTTGCTTGACTAGACTGAGTGGTTCCCATACATTGGCTTCTACCATGGAACAAGACCCACCATTCTCTATATCTGGACCAGCGTCGCTGTTACCTTGTTGATGTTCGTTTCTTAGAGTCAATACAGTGTCTAGTGGGTCATGCCCTGCGTTCTCAGCGATGGTAGCGGGTATGGACTCAAGAGCCTCAGCAAACGCATCGATAGCCATCTGCTCTCTACCACCTGCTTCCGCAGCCCTTTGCCTTAGATGTAGGGCTGCATTCAGATAAGCAGAGCCGCCGCCGGGTACTACGCCTAGAGTGGTGTAAGCCAAACAGACCACACCCAGTGCATCTTCAAATCCACGCTCAGTCTCATCGAGAGTTTGCTTAGTAGCGCCTCTTAGAATAAGTGTAGTGACTTCTCCTTCGCCCTTGACTACGACATACTTCATGTCACCAATAGTCTTGCATTCTGCGTCACACTCTACAGCCTCTTGTAGGTCTTCTGTAGTGTGGGCTATGGTAGTATTGAGCAGTTTAGACAAAGCAGTCATGTCACTCTCAGGAACTCTATGAACCAGAGAAATACCTTGTTTTGCTAGTGTTGCTGCAACTACCTCATTCACGCTATCTCTAACGAATACAATACCGCCATCTGGTAGCATACCGATGATTTGTTGCGCTTTTTCGACCCAGTTGTCACGACCAGTCTGTCGCTTATACTGTTGATATTCAGCAGCCGAGCCCAAACTCAGTTGAACATTGTCATCGCTTTTACTGTCACTCAGACTAGTGTTGATGAGTATAGCCTTGCCGTTTGGTTTCATAGGCATAGCAGGTAACATGAACTCCTTATGGAGGACTACGCCACTAAAACAAGATGAATCGTCTAGGCTACCACCGGGTTGACAAAGGACACGGATTCGGTCAAACTCTCCTCCGGCTTTCTCAACTGCTTCTACACACAAAGCACTTACATGCTCGATGCTAGATTCAAGCGCTTTCCCTGTGATTGAAGTCTTAGCCACATTCTGTAGGTGGTCTTTAGCATCTACCTTGAGTGTCTCAAGATGTTCTGTAGTCCACCTAGATGCCTGTCGATAACCTCTACAGATTACATTGGCGTGTAGGCCCTTGTTGAACAAGAGTTCGCTGTTACCCAGTAGTTCGCCTGCTAAGACTACTGTACTCGTAGTACCATCATAGCACATACTTTCCTGTGTGTTGGCAGCCTCGACTACCA